CATCTGGGCCACACCACCCAAGATCATGGATGTGCCTACCGAATACAGGGTGGCTTGAGACAAGAATGAGCCAGCGGCCGCCCAGCCCATCGGGTTCCACCACGACACGGCAATCAGCGCCGCCCCCAAAAGGATCTGGCCCAAGCCGTTGCCGCCTGCCCCTGAGACCACAGGCGCGATGGTGATGCGCTGCTGGCCCGTAGGTTCATGCAGGCGCTCGAGCGACAAGGCGTCGCGCGCCACAAGAACCCGGTAGCCCACCCCCCGCACGCCAGAGGACACCAACTCGCGCTCAAACTGCGGAAAATTTGCACACAGGGCGCGCACAGCTTCTGCGGCCGAAGCAACCGCCATCTGATGGCGACGGCCAAAGCGCCTGCCCAGTTCACCGAGAAGAAGGATCGTAGCCATCGCAAGATTCGTGCTGCCAGCTTGAAGAGCGGTAAAGGAAATGATTAAAGATTCGGATGCAGATCTGGATGCCGCAACGCGTGGGTACTGACCTTTTGCCAGTAACCGCCGTACACGTCCCGACTGGAGAGCCTGCCTTGCAAGTGGTGCAGGATCAAACCATCGCCCAGATACACCGCCGCATGGTTGGGAACCGGTGAAGCCACCTGCATCAAGAGCACATCGCCTACTTTCAAATCCGTCAGATCGTTCAGATCCGCGACTGCAAACCCAGCCGATCCAAAGTTGTCCAGATACAGGTTCATGCCGCGCTTCCACCATTCGTCAAAGCGCTCAAAGTTCGGCAGCTCAATGCCGCGCTCCTGGGCGTACCAATCGCGAACCAGGGCGTAGCAGTCGAGCACACCATGTGCCCATTGACGCCCTACCAGGGGTGCGACGTAGCCCTCAGGCTTGATCTGCGCCCACTGACCGGCGGGAAAGGAAACGATGAACCACGGCAAACCCGTGGCCTCGCAAGCCACACGATCGGCCTGGCTGGGCTGCGCAGGCAAATTCGGATGTGAGTGAAACACGCTCACGATCTCACCTTGGTGATGGGCCTGCACATAGTCTTCAGGGTGAATCACGAACTGATCGGTCCCCAGGCCAATGTTGCGGCAGGGGCAGTACACCTGCCTGCCCTTTTGCACAATCACCAAGCCACAGGCTTCCCGGGGATACTCGCGCGCGGCGTGGGCCAATGCCAAAGACTGATTGATTTCATTCATGGATTGATTTCATTCAAGGATTGCCTTGAGCCATCATCGAAACAAGCCAGCGGCAGGAAAGCCCCCGAAGGGCAGCTCAGCGTTCGTCCCAAAACGCCTCTGGCAAGATGCCAGGCGCTTTCCACAGGCGTCCAGCGCTCTGCTGCTCACCAACTCATCGCTGGCGTTGAAATACGCACTGCCCGTGTAACCACACTCGGCCCCCCTATAGGACCAAGGACAGACGTTCTGCACGATCTGACGTCGTGGCAAGCTGACGCCTTCAAGGTCAAATGACGCAGCCAACTCGAACTCCACCACCTCCCGCGTTTCACGCGACTTGCGGTCAACGCTGTACACATCGTCGGCAAATTCGGCCAAGGGGTCAGCCGTCGGGTTCACGCCGCCTTCAAAATTGACCGCATCGAGGTACTTGGCCAGGGTTCGCTTGCGGGTGATCCTGGCACCGACCAGGTCCTGGTAACTCAGCACCAGCGCCGTGATCGAACCCGTGACATTGGCCACACGCAGCCGGGGACGAGGTATCTGCCCGCCACCGTTGAACTCAAAGCCCTCGACCTGGATCGGAAACGCTTCATAGGCGTGGCCTTGCCAGACCACGCGCTGCATCAGGGCGTTGGTGCCTGCGTGAAAGCGCACGGGTCCCTGCCCAAATAGCGACAGATCCAGCACAAAGAGCTCGATCACAGCGCTGGGAGCAAGTTTCTGGATTTCTGCGGTGATCGCTTCACTGGTTTGAATGGGCTCGGTCATGACAAATCAAACACCTGTTTGAACGTGGCCCGCACCGTCTCGACGTTAGGCTCATCGACCGAGCGGCTCCACTCTTCGCAGGTGAACTTGGCCGCAGTGCCTGCAGGAGTGGTCCACTCAAAGGCCTGCACACCCCCGCGAGCGCGCAAGAACGCATCCATCGCAGCCGCGTCCTGTGTGGTTAACCCACGAAACTCCAGTGTCCAGACCTCGGCTTGGGTGTGGATGCCAAAGGCCAGACGCTGCTCATACCCATCCCCAAAAGCCACCCGGCGCACATTGGGCCGCATGGCCAGACTGGCACCCAAGGAAGGGATCCATGTGAAAACAGCCATTTACAAAGCCCTCCTGCTGTCGAGTAAACCACCGGCCCGCTTTTGCGCGAGCAACTCCTGGCGCACCGCATTGGCCACGGCCTGACCCAAATCACGCCCCCCTGCGTTGTCGCCTCGTGTGGATGCACCTGCGTCAGAGACGTTCACGGAAATGTTGAAAACAGTGCCTGACCCCAAGCCGGTACCCGCAGCGCCACCGCTCATGGTCACGGGAATAGTCCGTCCATCAGGCAAGGGCACATAGGCCTCTGGCCGAGAGCCTTCGCCAAACACCGCGAGTTGTGGCGAATTGGCAATTCCGCCACTGGCGTAGCCCCGCAGCGGCACTGACAGTGGCAATGGTCCCTGTGCCGTCATGACCCCGCCATCGGCAAAGCCAAAGAAGCTGCTCATGGCTTTGGCCAGAGGCAAGGTGATGGCGCGCTGGATCTGGATGCGGACCAGGTCCGAGATGATGGAGTTCGCCAAAGACCTGAAGTCCAGCTTGCCCGTCATTACAAAGCCCACCAGCGCATCCGTCATGCCATTGAAGGCGCGAACGGTGGCCGCTTCCATTTGTTTGCCGATTTGCTCGGCTTCCTCGGCCACAGCGCGCAGGCCTTTGGCAAACCCCGCCTCGGGGTCCGAGAGTTCCTTGGCCCGCTGCGTCAACAGCTGTGCGCCGTCTGCCGCCTGACGCGCAGCTTCCTCGATTTTGCGAAGGGCTTCGGCAAGTTTTTCATTGCCGGGGGCTGCGTCTGCCAAGGCACGCGCCTGCTCGGCCAGAGTGGCCAGTTGACTGGCGCTTTCCTGACGGACTTCGCCCAAGCGGCGCAGCGACTCGAGCTCGCTGATGGAGCCCGTCTCGCGCAGGGTTTTGATCTGCTCTTCGCTGGCACGCAACTGCGCCTGACCACGCGAGGCCTGCTCTTGCAGGTCTTTGAGGGATTCGCCTGGCAGTCGGATCTGGCGCTCCAGGTCTGACTGCTGGGCATCGCGCTCAAGCTTTTGGCGCTTGAGGGCGATTTCCGCGAGCTTGTCTTGCAGCTTGAGTTTGTCTTGACTGGTTTTAGCGACCGTCTCCAGGCCACGGCGCAAAACGGCTTCCTCATCCGAGGACAAGGCAGAGAGCTTTTGCGTGAAGTCCTGCTGAGCCGCCAGGCGGGCCTCACTGGCTTCCTTGAAACTCAGGTAGCCCTGGTTTTCATAGAGGTCGATGATGCGCTGGCGGTCCTTGAGGATGCTGGACTCCACATCCACCAGGCCTTGCAGGCGCTTGAGCTCACTGTCGATCCCCGCCATGGCCGTGGCTGTGACGGCTGTGGTGGCGGTGCTGTAGTTCAGCCGCTTGCGGGGATTCGGTGCAGGCGTTTCGGTGCTGCCCACGTCAGTGCCCTTGCGGATGTCATCAAAGCGCTTGGTGACCGCATCGGCCAAGAGCGGCATGTCCCACAGCTCGACGTAGTTCTGATTCGCCTGCTCGACGATCGCGTTGCGTTTGTCCAGCGCCGCTTTGAGGCGTGCACGGTTCTCCTCAGAAAACGGGTTGAGCCCCTCGCCTCCCGCTAAAAATGTCCCTGCCAATTCGATGTCTGCCCACACCGCCTGGAAACTGCCAATCACCGACTTGACGGTCTGACCCACGCCGCGCAGGGCATCAATGACCACGGCGATGGCGTACGCCGTGTTCTGCGCCCAGTTGGTGAGCGAGCCATCGGTGCGCAGGCGCTGGATGCCGCCCACGGCATCGTCAGTACCAAACAGCAGCTGCTTGAGCTCCTGCGCCAGCACGGTGATGGACGGAATGGCGGCCGTGACCAAGGTCTGCGCAACAAAACCCGTCTCGGCTTTCATGCGGGCCAGCGCCTTGGAGGCGTTGTCCGCTTCCTCGATTTGCTGGACTGTGAGGCGGATATTGAGGTCCTGGTTTTCTGCGAGGTCTTTGAGGAAGGGCAGCATGGATGCGCCCGACTTGCCAAAGAGCTCCATGGCCAGGGCCGTCTTGCCTGCGCCATCCTCAAATTCGGACAACTTTAAGGCCACATCGTTCATGACCTCGGCCGGATCACGCAGGTTGCCGCTCGCGTCCTTGGCACGGACACCCAGAAACTGCAGCGCCTTGGTGGCACCAGCTGATTCATCGTCCACACCAGCCAGACCTTTGGAGAGTTTGGCAAGGCTTGCGCCAATGGCGTCCATCGCGGTGCCCGAGATGGTGGCCACTGGCGCAAAGCCCGACAGCGCTGAGGCGCTTGCCCCGGTTTGCTCGGCCAGGCCCTGCAGCGCAGCCGAGGTCTCCAGGGTCTGGGCCACCAAGTCCCGCAAAGCTGCCACCGAGGTGGTGCCAATGACGACAGCAAAAGCGGTACGGGCAACGCTCGCCACTTGCTGCAGCGAAGCTTTCATGTCCGAGGCGTGCTTGTCCAGCAAACGCGCACTGCGCCCGAGATCAGCCTGAAACTCGGCAGTATCGGCAGCAAGTTTGATGACCAGTGAGCCGATGTCAGCCATAGGGGGTTCTTATCTTTTGATCCGGTGCGCGAACATGGCTTTGAAGCGTTCGATGTTCAGCCTTGATGCATCCAGCTCAGAGGCCTTGGGCTGATCTGAGCGGCGCTCTTTGTGGTGCTTATCCACAAAGGGCATGAAGTCCTCGGGTGTGAAGGGCTTGCCCTCTTTGCTGCGGTGGGCGTTGGCCAAGGTGGACGCCACGATGGCCGATCGCAAATCCGCCCGGAAATCCCCAAAGGGCTCGAGCTGATAAAACGCCATCCACTCGGTAAGCTCATCCGAGCCGATGCGAGCCAGTAACTCCCGCACCGGCATGCCCAAAGCCAGCGCCAGGCGAAACACAAAGCGCCGGGCGGGGCTGGCGATCAGGCGTTTTTTGCGGCTTGAGCCTCATCGGTGCCGATGCCGTTCAGGCGCTGGGCCACAGCAAACACCCGGTCGAGTGCCCGGGCACTTTTGCGGCCCAGAGCGTCGATGTCACCATCGTGGAACAAGCGCTCGCCCGACTCATCACACAAGGTGAGCGCAACCAGACGCGCACGGACGTTGTGCATGCGTTGGTCTTTGGACGACGGGACGGATTCCTTTGTGATCAGGCTGGCTTCGAAGGCGTCGCGATCAGTGCCGGTCATGGTGCGCACATGCACCACACCGCCCCACTCGGGAACGCTCACGACTTCACGTGGCAGGTCATCGGCGGCCAGGATGGCCTCTTTGGACAGGAGATTCATGGTTTTAGCTTTCTGTGATGTCACCGTCGATTTCAATGGTCACGCTGGCTTCAACCACCGCGTCCACGCCGCCTTGCACGCTGAACTGCGTGACATAGCCGTAAAAAGTCCAGGTGGCAGCAGCCACATCGGTGAAGGTGATCCGAAACTGGCGACGGATGCGGTTGGCACGGTCGGTGCGCAGGCCCTGGTGCACTGCGTCTTCGGGGTTGTAGTGCAGGCTGAGCGACAGCTGCCCTTCGTCGCGCAGGCCCACGCGTTTTTCTTTGGCCGTGGAGGCCAGATTGGTCACATCGATGACCGAGGCCTGACCCCCGGGGCCCTGAAACGAGACCACGTTGGGGATGGTTTCAAAGGTGGTGGTGCCAAAGCGGGCAATGGCAATGCCCTGTGCGGTGATGGCGGTGCTGCTCATGCACATGCTCCTTGTTTCATGGTGAACTGCCCTGTCGGTAGTAGGTGTAGTCCACGCTCACCCGGTACAGCCGGGCCTGTTCTTCAAATTCACTGAGCCCCATGCGCACATCGGCGACGGTGCTCTTGTCCGCCAGCAGCGCAACCAAGACCTGGTCTTGCAGGTGCAAGGCTTCCTGGTACGTTCTGGCATAGGTGTCGACCTGCACGCGCAGGCGTTGCAAGCCTCGTGACACATTCGGCCCATCGATGCCGAAGATGTGTTCCTGCGCGATGGGCGTGTAAACGATGGCCGGGTACTGGGTGTTCTGTGCAGCGACAAGCGCGTAGACCTCACCCCCGGCCAGATCCTTGATGGCGTCAAAGAAGTCCTGCACGGCTATTTCCTGGAGAGCTTTCTGGCTTCCAGCTCGATGCGCTCGCTCAACCGGTCCCTCATGGCCTGCCCCGCTTCGCGCCGCTTGGCTTCCAGAGCGGGTCTTAAGAATGGCTGGGCACGCATTTTTCGGGTGCCAAACTCCACGAAACGCCAGTACCAGGCATCCTGCGAAAGGTTGCCCTTTTTGCCCTGTCTGCGGTACTTCTTGCCGTGGCGCACGGTCACAAAGAAGGTCTGGCGCGTGGAACTTGAGAGATCTGGGATGTGCTTCATGATCACCGAGCGTTTGAGGGTGCCCGGCGGAGGCTGGTTCGGCCCCAGAGACTGCTGTGCCTTGGGTGCACGAGCACGGGCTTCGTCCCGGACAACCTTGGCCCCTGCGTACACAGAAACGCGCAGGCCGTTTCTGGCCACACGTGCTGGCAATTCACGCAGGGCTTTGCCCAGTTCTGCCAGGCCCTCGATCTTGAAGGTTTCACGTTTAGCCATCGTCAAGCCCTTCCGAAGCCAACAAGATGAGTTTGACCCGGCGCTCGTCCTCGTCCAAAGCCGAATGGATGTTGAACACCCGGGCTTTGTAGAGCACGCGCATCTGGGCCACTTGCTGGGGGTTGTCAAAGAGTCTCTGGTAGCGCACCGTGATCTGGTGGGTGAGTTCTGCCGAGATGCGCCCAGCGATCACCGCTTCACGCCCAGACAGAGGCTGGATATCGGCCCAGACAGTGGCCACATCGAGCCAGGTTCGGCAAGGGCCTCCCAGATGGTCTTTGGTGGTGCTAGGGCGCTGGATTTGGATGCGGCGCGTCAACGCGCCAGCTCCGATCGGGTTCATAGAGGCCTCATATCAGGGGTACCTTGTAGGGGTCGAGCAGGCCATCGACAAAAGGCAAGGGATCGATGCGACCTCGGGCCATCAATGCCACTTCCTCGCGGTGGGCATACAGACTGCCAAGGCGCAGCTTGATCCAGCTTTTGAGGCCTTCCGGTACTTGCTCTGCGCCGCCATACCCGGCATCAAAAACCACCGAGACAGCTCCGATTTGCGGAAGAGAAACAGGCCAGATCTGCCCAAAAACTGGCGTGATACGGGCGGGCTCACAGGCCTTGTCCACCGTGTAATGGGCAGACGGCATGACCTGCGAGACACCCGCCATGTCCAGATAACGGATTTCCTCGACCGATTGCAAGGGTGACTTGTGAATCAGGATGGCATGCCCGGGCAGCGTGAAGGTCTGCCCTGCGGGCACACCCATGAGGCCGCTGCCCGGAAAGCTGTCCAGCACCATGCGCCAGCGGGCCGTGACCAACTGCCGTTGGGTCAGCGTCTCGGCCGCTTGGCGGGCAGCACAGATCAGGGCCTGAATCAGGGCATCGTCCTCGTCACAGTCCACGCGCAGGTGGTGCTTGGCTTCGGCCAGCGAGACCGGCTCAGCCGCTGCCGGGGTGATCAACTGCATGGGCATGCACCGCTCTCCCCTTCAGATCAGACGATCTGAGCCACAGCAGCCTGGTTGGCTGTCTCGGCTGAGGCCAGTCGCGGATTGACACCCAGCAGCTGCGCCGAGGTGTTGGCCGCAGCAATAGCCACTGTGACCACGAGGCGAACGAAGGCAAAGCCGTTGTTCACATCGAGCTCTTCGGGGCGCAGGTTGATGAGTGCCTGACGGTTGGCTCCGTTGCTCGCCTGGGTGAGCTGCGCGATGGCTTTGCCTGTCACGTCCTTGGCACCTGTGCCACTGGCATCTTGAGCCTGCTGCAGCTTGGCGTCCACAGTGGAGCCCGTAGCCAAAGCACCGGTTTGCACCAGCGCCAGCAAGCCATGATGGGTGTTCAACGCAACCCAGCCGGTGTTGGCGGCACCTACTGCCTGATTGCCCGGATCGAGCGTGGCCAGAATGGACAGCTGCTCGCTGCCTTTTGCATTGGGAAACATGTGATTTCTCCTTGATGGTCAGGCGCCAGATCAGCGAGCGCCCAGTTGGACAAAGGGCGACATGGTCGTGCTTCCCTTGGCGGGGGTGATCGGCGCGGCGATCTTGGATTGGCCATCCATGCGGAACGTGGTGCGAAAAGCCGTGAGGTCCGCATCGAAGTACAGGTGCATGGAAGTGGCCGTCTGCATGCCACCCGCCTTGGTGATGGTCTGGTAGTACGAGAGGTCCGCCAGGAGCACATCACCCGCAGCAGAGAAGGTGTTGGCGTGCTGGGAAACGATGACCGGACGGCCGAGCAACGTGCCGTAGGGCGAGACCTGAATGCCACCCGGGTTCATGCCGGTGGGCAGGTAGATCGGGTAGTTGCCCAGGGTCAGCGTGAAGAGCGCCGGGAGCACGTCGTTGTTGACGATCCAGACCGACTTGCCAAACGAGCCGGGTGGCAAGCGCGAGATCATCTTGGCCAGGTTCTGGGCCAAGAGCGTCTGCGTGGCCTGACCCGATTCCTTGGCCACAGTGACGGTTGTGGCAGAGCCCATGCACCCCACTGGCAGGCCAGTGCCCGAACCGAACAGGATCGACTCGTTGGTCTTCCAGCGAATGGAGGTGGCGATCTTGTCGGGCAAGTAGGTCGACAGGGCATTGGTGTCGTCCAGCAACTCGTCGGTCACCGGTACCAGGGCCATGAGCTTTTTGAGGCGCAGGGTCGACAGGCCCAACACCGGCTTGGCTCCATTGGCAGAAGCCGCCTCACCCTGCCAGTAGGCACGGATGCCGTTGGTGCCCCAGGGCGTGGTCTCGTCCTTGGGGAAGGCCATGGTGTTGCCCGTAATCTCCACGTTGTCGGTCATGGGCAGCAGGGAGTCCTCACCCAGAGACAACTGAAAGATTTCCTGGGCAAACTGAGGCGGCACCAGAAAGCCGCCGTCCTGGGCCGAGCCTTCGCTGCCAAAGGAGGCAGGCGCCACTGCGTTTCGGCCCGAGCCGATCAGCAGGCGCTCATCGATGGAAGCGCCAGGGTTTTGCGCCTGGCGCACGGTCTTGAGGAAGTCGCCCACACTCTTGAAGCCGTGCTTGGGGTCAGCGGCGGCGTTATCCACCACCGTGATCACGGAGGCCGTGGTCAGTTGAGAGGGGTGGTTCATCTGCGCCTCTTCGGCAATCAGCGCAGCTTCACGATCAATGGCGGCTGAAGTTGCTTCGATCTTGGCCTTGAGGGCTTCGAAAGCTGCGACCTCTTCGTCGTTCATGTCGCGCTGCTCGGCGGCAGCGATGTCGGTCAGGGCGCGTGCGTCCTTGACCAGGGTGGTTTTGCGAGACTGAAGCTCGCGCAATTGCTTGCTCATTGGTTTATCTCCAGAAATGAAAAAGCCGCCTGGTCGAAATGACTCAAGGCGGCGACAGGGATCACGACCAACGGGTCGCAGGGGGGGGCAGCACTCAACGGAGGGCTGCAAGGAAAAGGGGTGAAATCAGACCAGCGTCAAACCAGTGCGAGAGCGTCTCGCGCCTGTTTCAGACGGGATTGGCTTTTCTGAGGCTGGCTGCGAACGGCGTTGCCTGTGACCTTGGCCTGCATGCGGGCCAGAACATCGTCGAAGGACGCGATGCCATCGACCATGCGTTGCGCCAGGGCTGCATCAGCGCCCAGCACCCGGCCTTCGCCCATGCCGTTTCGGACGTCATCGACAGTGACACCCCGACCCACGGCCACAGCCTGGATGAAGGCGTTGTAGTAGTCGTCCACACGGGACTGCATGAAGGCCTGAGCCTCCGGGTCCAGAGGCACATAGGGGTTGCCCTCGACCTTGAACTTGCCCGCCGAGACCAGGGTGGTTTTGACGCCCTCCTCTTCCAGCGCTTTCGAATAGTCAAAGTGCGCCTGCCACACGCCAATGGAGCCCACCTCACCTCCTGGGGTGACGTAGAACTCACTTGCAGAGCAGCCAATCCAGTAAGCCGCCGAGGCAGCCAGGCTGTTGGCCACGGCCACCACGGGTTTCTGGGCCCGGGCCTTGACGATCTCCGAGGCCAGTTCGGCCACGCCATAAACGCTGCCGCCGGGGCTGTCGATGTCGATCAGGATCTGGCCCACCGTGTCGTCGGCCAGGACCTGGCGCAAGGCCGAGGTGAATTGCTGGGTGCTGGTGCTGCCGGGGCCGGAGATGTCATCGACCATGTTGCCCCGCTGGGTGACCACGCCGTACAGGGGCAACACGGCAATGCCAGAGCCCGCATTGGCCGCAGCCATCTGTTTACGGGTATCGCGCAGCACCCGCTCCGACTGGATCTGGAACATGGTCTCATCAGTTGGCGGCTCGCCCGCCGACCAGCGGGTCAAGACCCCGGCCATGGCCTGCAGGCGCTCGGGCATCAGGGCCCACGGGGTGGTCAAAAATTCGGAGAGCAGAAGTTGTCTGTTCATTTGTCTATTCCTGTGTGAATGCCCAATTGAATGAGGGACCGGGACAGCGCCGGTTCATCCTCGAGTGATGGAGCCCCCTGCGCCCAGTCCTCTACTACCGATGGAGGCAGGCTGAAGGTCTGGGCGATCAGGTTGATTTCGTTGGAGCCCAAAGCGCCTTTTTTGCAGATGCGACGGGCCAGTCGCTGGGCGTTGGACTCAACCAGATTTCGCAGGCGTAAGCTCAACTGCTGGTCTGGTTCAGTACTGACATCTGTGTCGGAATCCTGAGATTCGATTTCCGCGCCCTCTGCGTCATCCTCTTCGACCATGTTCAGCGGCCGCAGCGGTTGATCGAGCCCTGCGATCGGGTTGAGGTTTTCCGAAATGCGGGCCTCGTTGCGGGTGAGCCAGCCGTTCTGGATGCCGCTTTGGTAGTAAGCAGAGCGGCTAGCCGCATCCCCTCGCATCAGATTGGCAAAGTCAAACTCAATCTCCAAGGCGTCACCATCGGGGAGCAGATCCGCTTCGATGGATGCCTCCCAGCGCTCTGCCCAGGGCGTCATGGTGTGCATGACGAATTCCAGGCTTTGCTGCTCGATGTTCGAGAAAGTCGCCCTGTCTAAATCAGCAATCATGTGCGGTGGCACACGGAACAGGCGGGCGATATCTGTTATTTGGAACTTGCGCAGCTCCAGGAACTGGGCGTCCTTGTTCGTGACGCCCACCTCGTGAACCTTCATGCCGTTCTCAAGCACCAGGACCTTGCCACGGTTCGAGCCAGACTCCGCCGCTTGGTAGGACTCCCGAAACATCCGCTTGGACTCCTGGTCCTTGAAGGTGCCCGGGAACTCGATCCAGCCACCCGTGGGTTTGGCATCGTTGGAGAAGAAGCGAGCCCCGTAGTCCTGCGCGGCCAGGGCCATGCCCAGGCTTTCACGCGAGAGCTCAATGGGGCTCAGACCAATCAGCCCATCCGAAGACAGGCCCCTCAGATGCCAGACTTCTCCACGAGGCAGAACGATCTCAGAGCCCGCCTGATCCCGGATGCGATAGCGGTAGTCGCCCGAGGACAACAGCTCCATCCGCACCCGGTCAGGGTGAATCGGGATCAGCTCGGTGATCTCTCCCCGGCTGTTGGCCAGAATCTGACAGAAAGCGTTACCCCTCAGAGCAAGATGACCCTGAAGCATTTCGCGCCACTCGAACGGGTTCTGGTACCGGTTGGGCTTCTTGCCCAGCACCCGGTAGAGCCAGTGGTCCGTCACCCGATCCTTGCCGCCGTCCTTGCGGGGCCGGTAGACCACCAAGGGGAGTGACGCCATGGTCTCCGAGAGAATGCGCACGCAGGCGTAGACCGCAGCCAAGCGCATGGCCGAATCGGCCGAGACACGCATGCCCGAGATGCTTCGCGCCGAGACCGGTTCGAAATAGAAATCCCCCCAGGGTGAGCGATCACTTTGGGCTCCAATCCTCGAAGCTCTGAAGCGGTCAAAGAAGTTAAATATTCCCATGACGTCAGAGCACCATCAACTCGTAGTCGGATCCCAGCACCACCGATTCACCCGGTTTGATCGCCCGAGAGAGGGCCATGATCAGTGCAACGATACCGTCTATCTTGTTTTCTGGTCTTTCCTTCCTTGGATAGATGTTGTCTTTGACGTCCGTGTGGGCGACCACGTTGCTGGCCATCCAGGCCAGGACCGGGTCACCGTCATGAACGAGCTTCTTTTGCAGGACCAGGGCCTCGAGCGTCTTCATCGGCTCGCTGAAGTTCAGCACCGTGGGGCGCACTTCAATCATGGGCAAGCCCTCGGACAACATCCGCGTGGACAGCTGCGTGGCCTGGAACGGGTCAAAGGCCACGGCTTGCACAGAAAACCGCGACGAGATGTCCAGCAAATCAGCTTCGATCCAGCTGAAATCGATCACGTTGCCTGGCGTCACCGAGAGGCGTCCTGTATGGGCCCAGCCCTCGTATTGGCTGTTGCCCGCTGCCTGGACCGTGTCCTCAGGCAGGTAGTACTTGCCAAACACCGCGTATGCGTCTGGTACGTCAGGGTGCTCGAACACCATGACGAGCGCGGCAATGTCCGT